GTTTGAATAGAGTTAAAAATAGGCCCAAGGATGGAGTAATAACAGAAACTCCACGCTTTGCAAATATGATAGTGTATATTTGCAAGCCGCCGTTGAAATAAGACAGAATGAGTAGGTATCGGTCAACCGCCTACGATAGCAGAAATGCTTGTAGTTCTAACACTATGTGACTGTGCTACTCAGATAATGCTCAGTTTTTTCTTAGCCCTAGTCTGGGCTAAGTGTGACCGATTAATCTAGATAATATTATTCTCGTCTTCGACGAAATATTGCTTCAAGTAAGAGCGCAAGCGATTACGAAGAAGCAAATGAGCGTCAGCTCATTATAAATAAAGGAAATACTTTTAGGACTTTCCTGTTATGCGTATAAATGAATTACTCGTTGAAAATCAACAAATAGATGAAATTAGTCTTGCCGGAGTTGGCAAGGGAATAGGTAAGGCAGCTAATATGGCAGGAAAAGCAATTGGTGGTGCTGTAGGTGGAACTGTAGCTGCTGCAAAACAATTTGGTTCGGGTATTAAACAAGGGTATCAAGGTTCTAAAGCGGCAGTTGGAGGGGGATCTACCGCGCCAGAAACAGATAGTACTACTACTCCGGGTGAAATAGGAACCGGTGATGCACCTGATCCCGCATCACTAAGACAACAAGCAGCCGCATTAAATCAACAGGCTGATCAATTAGAAAAAGCAGTATCTCAGCCAGCACCTACTGCTCCAACAAGTACCGCAGCGCCTGCTTCAGTACCTACAGCAGAGCCAGCTCAGTGGCCAGCAGGCCTTCCTAAATTTAATTCAGTCACTGGACAAAAATTTGCAAGCCCTGAAGAAGCAGAACAGGTGACTAATTCTCCCGAATTTAAACAACAAATGGCAGACGTTGCTGCTGGCAAAGATCCAGCCGGCATTCAAGCTACCCAACAACAGAAGGCACCAGCTCCGACAACTACGCCGGCTCCTACAACTCCTGCATCAACAACTGCACCAGCTCCAACAACTACTCCTACAAACACTCCCCCTGCAGGTGGAAAAATGACTCAAGCACAGCAAGATGCTCTAAAAGCTAAATTGCAAGGTCAACGTCAAGCAGGTAAGACAACAGCTACTCAAACAGGTTCTGGATTTAAAGACTATGTAGGTGGAAGTCAAACAAAGTTAGCTGGTGCAGATGCTAGCGGAGCACCTGTGTTTAAGAAGCTACAACGTGAAAGTGTAGCATTTAGTAAATTCTTAGGCGTGCATATTTAAAAGAACGGCAGTCCGCTTTCTTTAGTTACACTCATATTATCTTCGACAATTTTAATAAGAAGTTCTCTATCTTCAGGAGTGAGCATAAACGCTTCGGAGAAGTTTAGTCCACCTCTCATATGCCAGCAAAATCTAAATAATTCTTCTCTTAAGGCTTTTGTATCTTTTTCGTATTCTTGAATTAGCTGATCTATACCTTCAAGATCTAAGTACAAAAGCCTTATACGAAAAAAGTTGCAGGATCAAATACCAACGGCACTTCAATTACATCTTCAGTTATTCCTCGAGCCTTCATGTCTTCGGTTACTGTAACTTGTACTGGCTTAATAGAATTTGCTTCTTTTAATGTATCTAAGTGATTTTGAATCTTATTAAAAATTTCTTTATCTACATTTTCAACAAATTCTTTTATATGTTTTGGATTGTCGGTTGATCCGTCTGACGAATCTATTCTAAAAATACTATGTTCGACAATACCGATAGTTACAGAAGTTAGTTTATTAAAACTTTCTTTAAATGCTTTAACTTTTTCATCTTCACTCATTGAATTGTTATTTGCAATTTGTAACATTTTTTGAGTTTCAAATGTCTGCACAGCACTTTCACTAAGCTGTTTATAATTCATAGGACGAACAAAGACTGTAAGCTGTTCGTTAATAGGTACTACTGGATCCCATGTAATATTAGTCATAAGAGCATCCATTACTACTCTTAGATCCATAGAATATTCTAGTTCGTCTTCACCATTGATCATAATAGGAGTAGTCATCTTTTCTCCATATGTAGCTAATCTAATGGCAATTAAAATAATATCTAAATCTATACTTGGAATGTTCCATGCATTTTTAATATGTGGAACGCAATGTTGAATGACATCAACTACAGCTTGCCCGCTCATGACTGCATCAGGAACTTTTAGCATAAGTTCATCTTTGGCTGTCATAGAGTAAACAGGATAATCCCCTGTTTCAGACGGTGCTAACGATCCTGCTGGCCAATACTCTCCACCACTAGGTAATCTAATATAGATTTTTGGTTGACGCATGAACGATGTTAAAGGATTTGCTTGAATTGTAGTAGGTTGTTGAGCCATTTTAATCTCCGAATAAATAAACTATAGATACTAAAACTATTTATCTACACATATAACCCCTAAAAAACAATGGCAGACGTATTTGGATCAATTGGAAACGAAGCAGTAGAACTGAATAATGCTGCCACGGAAGCTACCTTAAGACTACTTTTACAGGCAACACTAGCAACTAGTAAGGGCCAAAAAGATGCAGTTAAGGACATGGTCACAAAGGCAGGCCTTGACCCTGCCGCAGTGGCAGCAGCAAATACAAATCTTAAAACTGTAGGTGCTACTGCTAATGTCAGTACAGGTGTATTTAAAAATATTAACACTAGCGGAGAAGGGGTATCTGCAGGGTTTAAAAAATTAGATGCATCACTAAGTCCATTAATTGGACAATTGATAGACGGTAAGGCTCAAGCAAGCGATGTATTCACAGCATTGTCAAAATTACCAGGGCCTTTGGGCGTATTTGCAGATGGTCTATCTAGAGTAGCAAGATATCAAGAAGAAAATATGAAAACATACCAGGAGATTAGTTCTTCTGGTGTTAGTCTTGGGGGTAGCTTAACTCAACTAAGACAAAGTGCTTTAAACACTTACATGACAATGGATCAGTTTTCAAACTTAATGAAAACAAACAGTGAAGTATTGTCAAGGATGGGGGGCACTGCAAATGATGGTGCCAAGGCTTTTATAGGTCTGAGTAATAGCTTACTGAGCGGAGAAATTGGTAATAAGATGTTGGCGTTGGGCTATACTACTGACCAGGTTAACCAAGGCATGTTGTCCTATATAGAAGCAACAGGTGGCAGGAACAAGAAAGAGTTGCAGAACACTGATGGTATTCTTAAAGGTACTCAAAATTACCTAAACACATTAGATGAGCTGGCCCAGATTACTGGTAAAACAAGAGACGAGCAGCAAGCGGCCGCAAAAGAAGCAGCCCAAAATCAAGCGTATCAATCTTATTTGATGACGTTAACTGAAGAAGAAAGAGGAAAAGCAGAACGTGCAAGAGCAGATGCGTTGGCTCGAGGCGGCAAAGGTGCAGAACAAGCAATGATGAGTGCTGCTTTAGGTCTTCCTCCTATGACTAAAGCAGCTCAGCAGTACACAACTGTAGCCGGTAACATGAATCAAGTTACTATGAAACAAGTGGCAGCTATTAAAGACAGCTCTAAAACACTTGAAGATCAGAAGCGTATCGGTACAGAATATAATGCAGCAGCCGTTAGAGATAAAGAAAGATTAGGTAAAACTGGCGATGCTTTGATCATGGCCGGCGGAGATATGTCCAACACAGTTGGTATGTTAACTGGTACTGCTAACAGGGCTATACAACAAGGTGCGGCTACTGATGCTGAAGCTAGGGCACAGCAAGAAAAAATAGATGAAGAAAGACGAAAACGAGAACAGTCACAAGCAGCCGCAATGGGTCAAGTTGAAAAAGCTATGAAAGAAATGGGACAAGCATTTAATGACATGCTTGCTCCTGCTATTAACTACATGACAAAAATTCTAGTAGCACTTACTACTGGTATATCAAAAGTAGTTACTGCATTTTCAGAAGCTCATATCGGTATAAAACTTTTAATAGCTGGAATTGCTGCACTTGCACTTTGGAAAACTAGAGAACTTGCAATGGAAAAAGCAAAGGCAGTTACTGACAAAGTTAAAGAAGCAGGTAGTACAGCAGCATCATTGCGACGAGGCTATAGTCCTAGTATGCCATTGTATGTACAAATTGTTAAAGGTCTGCCTATTCCTGATAACAAAGATAAAACTGGTCCAAAAGATTCTAACAAACCAACACCTCCGTCAGATAATAAAACAGACAAACCTGGCTCTAAGGACGCTAGTAAGCCATCGGCACCGGCGGATGACGGCGGAAAAAAATTAGGAAAAATGGGTAGAGTAGCAGGTGGTGTAGGCGGACTTGTTGGAGGATTTGCACTCGATTATCTTGGAGAAAAAGCTAAAGCAGAAGGTAATGAAAAGACAGCAGCCGGGCTCGATGTTGGTAGTGCTGCACTAACTGGTGCCGGTATAGGTGCTTTCTTAGGACCGCTGGGCGCAGCTATTGGTGGACTTGCAGGAGGAGCATACGGTGCTTACAAGAATTGGGATACGTTAACTGGTAAAGATGCAAAAGATACAAAAAAGATGGCCGATGGTGCCCTTGTTAGCAGTCCCACAAATGCGTTAGTCGGCGAAGCAGGACCAGAAATTGTGTCTCCAATCCAATACTTTAATAATTTACAAACCGAGCTAGAGACGTTAAATAAGCAGACTACTGACATGATTAGATACCTTAAAGAAACTGCCGAATACAGCAGACGTAATGTAGATGCAACTAAATCCTTAAGTGGCGACTTATTCAAATTTTAAACTATGAGCTGGAAAAAATACTTCACCCCTGTTAATGCTTCAGGAACCCTGAGTCCTATTAGTGGTGCTCGCGGCTCTGATATGTCTAATCCTACGCACAGGAACTATTCAAGTTTCCTACCTGATGTCTATTCTGGACATCCTAACCGTTTAGAACGATACGGACAATACGACACAATGGACAGTGATAGCGAAGTTAACGCTGCATTAGACATTCTTGCAGAATTTTGCACACAGCAAAACGAAGACAACGGTACTCCATTTAGAATTTTCTTCAAAGAAAAAGCAACAAATACCGAAATTAAAATCATTAAGCAATTAATGCAACAATGGACTAAGCTGAATAAATTTCAAATTAGAATGTTTAAAATTGTTCGTAACAGCTTTAAGTACGGTGATGTTTTCTTTGTTCGTGACCCAGAAACACAAGCATGGATGTATGTTGATCCTGCTAAAGTAGATAAGATTATTGTCAACGAAAGTGAAGGTAAAAAACCTGAGCAGTATATCATCCGTGATTTTAATCCTAACCTAGAAACCCTAGCAACTACTGCTATTACTCCTGGCAATATTACAGGTGGTGGAACACAATATTCTAGTAATAACTCTGGAACTGGCATGAGTCGAGGGATGACTGGTAGCTTTCCTAATACTGCTGGCGGAAGTAGATTCCAACGCAACGAAAATCAATATGCAATTGATGCTAAACATGTAATTCATATCAGCATGAGCGAAGGTCTTGACAACAATTATCCGTTTGGTAACAGTTTGTTAGAGTCAATTTTTAAAGTCTATAAGCAGAAAGAATTGCTAGAAGACGCTATTATTATCTATCGTATACAACGTGCTCCGGAGCGCAGAGTATTCTATATTGACGTCGGAAACATGCCTAGTCATTTGGCAATGGGCTTTGTTGAACGTGTTAAAAATGAAGTAAATCAACGCCGTATTCCAAGTACAACCGGCGGAAGTCAAAGTGTGATCGATGCAGGTTATAACCCGTTATCTATCAACGAAGATTACTTTTTCCCACAGACAGCAGAAGGCCGCGGTAGTAAAGTTGAAGTTCTACCAGGCGGCACTAACCTAGGAGAAATTGATGATCTTAGATATTTTACTAATAAGCTGTTTCGCGCTCTACGCATACCTAGCAGTTATCTTCCGACCGGCGCTGACGACGGAGGATCTAGCTTCAATGATGGTCGAGTTGGAACAGCCTACATCCAAGAATTACGATTCAACAAGTACTGCGAGCGACTCCAAAGCCTAATGAATGAGCAGTTTGATACAGAGTTCAAGCTGTATCTACACAACAAAGGTATTAATGTTGACAGCAATATTTTTGATGTTAAATTTAATCCACCGCAGAACTTTGCAGCATACCGTCAAACTGAAATGGATACTGCACGAGTAACTACATACGGGGCCGTATCTGCAATTCCTCATTTAAGCAAGCGATTTGCATTAAAACGTTTCTTAGGCCTAACAGCAGAAGAAATGGCCGAAAACGAAAATATGTGGAAAGAAGAAAATATAGATGCTGATACTGAGTTGCCTGCTACTGCCGAATTGCGTAGTGCCGGTGTAACTTCGGGCGGAATTAGTGCAGATATGTCTTCAGTTGCAGGTGCAACAACTCCACCACCTGAGCCGGCACCCGGAGAAGAAGCAGCGGCAGCACCTGCTCAAACACCACCAGCTGCATAAATATTACTATGATACTAAGAGAATTCATCTATTTTGACAAGAGTCACCAAGATATGTCTGATGATCTCAGATATAATTCTACTCGTGACAGTAGTGTATTGGCTCCTAAAGATGTTAGAAAAACTCGTCTAACTCTACGTATGTTGAAAGATATAAGAGAAGCAGGCGATGCTAGGGCTAAAGAGCAAAAAGAAGAATTGGCATTAGTTCGTAAAATGTATGCAGCTCCTCCTCCCGAAGCAGCAGCTTCGATGTAATTTTTATCGATTTACTTAAATAATTTTAAGAAAATTTAAATAAATCGATCATATAAGGTCAAAAACTGACGTTTTTAGGCCTATTTCGTATACCTTTAATCAAACCAAGTTAAATAACAACACAAAGCCTTGCCGCTAAACTAATATAGGAGATAACCGCATGTCTAAGTTTGAACAACTATTAGACTTAATCGTCAATGAAGAAATGGATAAAGCTAACGAGCTATTCCATGAAATCGTTGTTGAGAAGTCAAGAGATATCTATGAGAATTTAATTGCTGAAGAAGCAGAAGAAAATGCCGACGTCGAAGAAGGTATGGAAGATGATACCGACGTCGAAGAAGGTATGGAAGATGATACCGACGTCGAAGAAGGTATGGACGACGATAATACTGATGAATCCGTTGACCTAGAAGATTCTTACAGCATGGAAGCTGATGATAAAGAAGATATGCCAGGTGATGAAGAAACTGGCGATTTTGGAGACGATATCGGTGCAACTGATGACGAAATGGACGGAGCCGAAGGCGGTGAAGACAGCGCAATTTTTGACATCAAGAATGCAATCGCTGATCTAGAAGCTGCATTTGCTGAACTTGAAGCATCCCAAGGTGGAGACATGGGCGGTGACGAGTTTGACGACAAAGATGGAATGGACGGAGAAGAAGAGCCTATGAAAATGGGTTTCCAAGAAGGCCGTCGTATGACACGTGAATATACTGAGAAAGTTGGAAACGACTGGGAAAAGAACAGCCAGAAGGCACAAGGTCAACACCTAGGTGCAGGTACTGGTGAGAAGGATGGCGCACCTGTTGAAGGCAAGAGCCCAATCAGTTCCGGTTCTGGCAAGCCAGTCGGTGGTAAGAACGTGGGCGCTGGTAACATCGTCCGTGCTGACACCGAAGGTCAAAGCAACACAGGTACAAGCCCAGCAAAAGTAAACAAAGGCATTAATCCTGAGTCAAGCGAAAAGTTTGCCAAAGGTATCCACAATGTTGACGGTGCAAAGAGTGGTGTTAAGACACTGAGCGCTGTTAAAGGTGGTCACGGTGCTGAGAAGAAGGGCGCAGGCCCAGGTCCAGTTGGTTCCGGTACAGGCGACAAAGCCGGCCAAACTAGCGTACCTAAAGTTCCTCAGTTTTTGAAGCCAGCTAATTAATTAGAGCACCTGGATGAAACATTCATATCTAAGAGAACACCTAAGTTTTGATCAGTCCGGCATCATTCTTGAGTCGGACGACAAGGACGGCAAGAATCTTCACTTGAAGGGCATTGCCATTCAAGGTGGTATTCGCAACGCTAATCAACGTGTCTACCCTGTAGATGAAATTGAGCGTGCTGTGAAAACATTGAACGATCAAATTCAGAATGGTTATTCTGTCTTAGGTGAAGTAGACCACCCAGATGATTTAAAAGTGAATTTGGACCGTGTCAGTCACATGATCACAAACATGTGGATGGAAGGTCCTAACGGTTATGGTAAGTTTAAAATCTTACCAACACCGATGGGCAACTTAATTCGTACAATGCTCGAAGCAGGTGTAAAACTTGGTGTCAGCTCTAGAGGCAGCGGAAACGTTGATGATATGAGCGGTAAAGTTTCCGACTTTGAAATCATTACCGTTGATATAGTTGCACAGCCAAGCGCACCTGGTGCTTATCCTACGCCTGTTTACGAGCATTTAATGAATGCTCGTGGCGGAATGAGAGCATTTAAAGTTGCACAAGAAGTAAAAGAAGATCCAAAGGCCCAGAAATATTTGCAAGAGTCTCTCATGCAAATTATTAAAGGTCTAAAATAAGCCCGAGGAGAAATAGATGTTGGACGCATTCAAACAATTGGTAGAGTCAGGTGTAATGTCAGAGGATGTAAAAGTCGCTGTCGAATCTGCCTTTGCTACAAAAATTCAAGAGAATCGCGACCAAGTGACCGCTGAACTTCGTGAAGAGTTTGCCCAGAAATACAATCATGACAAGAGTGTTATGGTTGAGGCAATCGACAAGATGTTAAGCGACAGACTGGCCGCAGAAATGGCCGAGTTGCACAGTGATAAGAAAGCACTAGCTGAAGCAAAAGAAGCATACCGTTCACGTATTGCTGAAGATGCTAAGAAGTTAGAAAAGTTTGTTATTGGTCAATTAGGCAAAGAGTTAGTTGAATTCCAGAGCGATCGTAAGACTGTTTCTGAGAACTTCAGTAAGTTAGAGCAATTTGTTGTACATGCTCTAGCAAAAGAAATCCAAGAATTTGCATCTGATAAGAAGGACCTAGCTGAAACGAAAGTTAAGTTAGTTCGTGAAGCTAAGAGCAAGTTTGATGATATCAAGCAAGCATTCATTCAACGTTCCGCAAAAGTTGTTGAAGCAACTGTCACTAAGAAACTAACAGCTGAAATTACTCAGTTGAAGGAAGATATTGACAGCGCTCGCAGCAATGATTTTGGTCGTAAGATTTATGAAGCGTTTGCACAAGAGTTTGCAGGTTCTTACCTAAATGAGAAATCTGAAACAAGTAAATTGTTAAAGATTATTCAAAAGAAGGATCAGGAGCTAGCAGAATCAAAACAAGTTATTGCAGAAAAAACTTCAATTGTTGAATCTACACAACGCGAAATTCGTGTTACTAAAGATTTAATGGAACGTAAAACTGTAATGGCTGAGTTGATAGCACCACTTAGTGGTGAAAAAAGAGCAGTCATGCAAGAGTTGTTAGAGTCTGTGCAAACAGCAAAACTACACTCTGCGTTTGACAAATACCTACCCGCAGTAATGGAAGGCGCGAAGACAGTGGCACCTAAGAAGGCCGTCCTATCCGAAGGCACTGAAGTAACAGGGAATCGTGAAAGCAAGCCTGAGGTAGGCTTAGATAACATATTAGATATCCGCAAACTAGCGGGTCTATCGAAATAATTATATTCAAGGAGACAAATTAAATGTCACAATTATTAAATGAAAGATGGTCAGAGACCAAAGAAGCTCTGCTTGAAGGCCTATCAGGTAACCGTAAGTCTTCTATGGCAGTTTGCTTAGAGAATACTCGTCGTTATTTAGGTGAGTCTGCAACAGCAGGTGCTACAAGCACAGGTAACATTGCTACCCTAAACCGTGTTATTCTTCCAGTAATTCGTCGTGTTATGCCGACAGTTATTGCAAACGAAATCATCGGTGTTCAGCCAATGACTGGTCCAGTTGCACAAATCCATACTCTACGTGTCCGCTATGCAGACGGCGTTGGTTCTGGTGATGTTGTAACAGCCGGTGAAGAAGCACTAAGCCCATTCAAGATCGCTCAAGCGTATTCTGGTAACAACGCTTCTAACGGTGGCGCAGCTACAACAGCCGCCCTAGAAGGTACACCAGGTAAGCGTATGAGCATTCAAATCTTGAAGAGCCCAGTTGAAGCTAAGTCTCGTAAACTAAGCGCTCGCTGGACTTTTGAAGCTGCTCAAGATGCACAAGCCCAACAAGGTATTGACATCGAAGCAGAAATCATGGCTGCTCTAGCACAAGAAATCACTGCTGAAATCGACCAAGAGATCCTAACATCTCTACGTTCTTTAGCCAGTGTTGAAGAAACATATGACCAGGCTCTAGTATCTGGTACTGCTACATTCGTTGGTGACGAACACGCTGCTCTAGCGATTCAGATCAACCGTGTTAGCAACTTGATCGCTCAGCGTACACGTCGTGGTAGCGCAAACTGGGCAGTTGTAAGCAACCAGGCTCTAACGATCCTACAAAGTGCTACAACTTCTGCTTTTGCACGTACTACAGAAGGTACTTTCGAAGCACCTACAAACACTAAGTTTGTTGGTACATTGAACGGTGCTATGCGTGTTTATGTTGACGCATACAAGTCTGACACAGACGACAACAACCAGATCCTAGTTGGATACAAAGGTACTAGCGAAGCAGATGCTGCTGCGTTCTATTGCCCATACATTCCTCTAATGAGCTCTGGTGTTGTTCTAGACCCAGCAACATTCGAGCCAGTAGTTGGCTTCATGACACGTTACGGATATGTTGAGTTAACAAACACAGCATCTTCTCTAGGTAACGCTGCTGACTATCTAGGTAAAGTTGCTATCACTAGCGCAAACGTAAGCTTCAAGTAATCCATTACTTAGCATTGGAGCAAACAAAAACCCGCTTCGGCGGGTTTTTTTAAATCAAAAGGAGAAACAAATGGCAGATTTATATTCGCAATTAAGCAGAGGCGGTAGAGTTAAACCTAACGCAATGTTTATTCCACAACTAACCCCAGTCATCATTAATACTGACGGTCAAACATTGCCTAGCGGAAACACAGCATGGGCAGAAAACGACACTGATGAAGACAACTATCTAATCACTAGTGAATATCAAGAACAACGCGGCGACATTTTCAAAGCAGTGCAAGCTATCCAAGAATACTGTGAGGTTTATGAAATAGGTGGCGCAAGCGACACTAATCGTTTAACAGTATTTGTTAGAGATTCTAGCATCCCTTACGATGCAGGTGATACATTTCAAAACGATGGAAACACTATTACCAAACTACAAACAGCAGTTCGTGCCGCGTTAGGCGGTGCCGCTGTGTTAGTAACTATTGGTCGCTTCAAAGACGACGATACAGTTGGTTAATTTTAACTTAACTAATAAACCCGCTTCGGCGGGTTTTTTGTTGATTACACAATAAATAAACAGTCTAGATTATTATGCTGTACCCACAGCGTAGGGCCTAGAACGCTCATAACAATTCAAGGAGAAACAAATGGGACGTCCGATTAAAGAAAAGTTTTTTGGTAATACAAACAGCCCTTACTCTAACCAAGCACAAGGTGGTGCAACTGGAGTAGGCGGCGAAGGTGTTGCAACTGTTGCATTAAACAATACAGGTACATTGTATACTACTAGTACAACATTAGGTGCAACATTCAGTGCACCTAATATTCCAGGCGGTGTTGCAGGAACTGCACAAGTTACAACAAACGCATTGGGAAATATTGCTTCTGTTACTTTAGTTTCAGCTGGTACAGGTTATACCAGCGCACCGACATTAGCAGTCACCGGTGGAACAACTGGTACACTTGCAACATTTACTGTTGCACTAACATCTAGTAAACAAAATGCTATCAAAGGTGAAGCATATGTTGCTGGTGGATCTCAAAAGGCATTTGATATCAAGAAGCAAGAAGCTAGCAAGCGTTATTTGGTTCAAACTGCTGACGGCACGGATCAGTGCAAGTTAGTAACAACTTCTACATTAGCAGCAGGCGAAATGAATATTGAAGCAACTGACGCAAATGGAAGCAAGTACTATGTACGTAAGTTAACTGCTCGTCGTGCTGTTCTTGTACAAACAACTGCAAGTGGTAGCTTTGCTTTTGCAAACAACTCTGCAGCAGGTTGGACACTAGGTTCTGCAAGTGCTGGCATCGTTACTATCGGTAATAACTAATATTATCTAATATAGTAATATCTAATAGGGGGTTTATGCCCCCTATTCTTTTATATGGTAAATAAGAGTATGACGTCAAATTGGGCTCTACCGACCAACATTATTCAATATTCAGAAGAAGGTGCAGAAGATGCACATATCTCTTGGCTAGAAGTTGATAACTTTAGTGGCTTAAAATCAGCTGATGGTAGATCTATAAAAACTTCAAACGAATTGGTTCATATTGCTAGAGATCCTAGACACGACATCATACAAAAAACTTATTTTTTAAAAATTACAGGATTTAATTTTGTTAATTTACCAGAAACTGTATCTGGTATAGAGATGAAATTATCAATGAATAGATTTGGTAGAATAACAGACGACACTGTACAGCTCTGCATCAATGACCAGCTCATCGGTGAGAATCAAGCAACGTTAGATCTAAACCCTATCAAAATTTACGGTGATCAAACTAGTATGTGGGACGCAAACTTATCTGTTTCAGATGTTCAGAACTCGTCATTCGGAATAACTCTCAGATTTAAAAGTCACCCAAGGTGGCCTCATAGAAGCAGTGCAATGATCGATGCAGTTCAAGTAAGAGTTTATTAAAAAAATAAATACATCTGAGGATCAATAAATGACAACGAACGTATCAAACTACCCAGGCAATTATGTAATTCGAGCAGTCAACGGATTTGTCGAAGTAATCGGAACACCTACAATCACGTTAACCGCACCTTTGAGTATTGCACGAAGAGATTTTTTAGTAATAAACAATACACAATTAGGTACAGTACCGGGTGAAGACGACACCGCATTAGATTCTAACTTTACTATTGATCCTAAAGCAAAATTTATTGATAGCTTAATTCCAGAAACATCAGATGAATATAACTTAGGCGATGAGAACTTTACCTGGAAAGATGCAAATATCGAACGTCTTGTAGTATGGAAAGATGTTGACGGTACTATTGCCACATCTCTCAACGGAACACAAGATGAAGATTATAAAAACATAATTTATAATCTTGATAACCCTGGTAATCCTTACATAGGTTTTGAAGGCAGTCCGGGCTACGATGAAAATGGTCGTCAATATGCACCTGATATTCACGGAGTGTATGGTACACCTGAGCAAAGGATGCGTGCTGCATTATACGTAGCTGGCGGTGTTGGTATTGAAAAAGATTTAAATGTTGGTGGATTTATTTACGGAAGAATTGAAACTGCCGTTACATCTACTTTTATTACATTTACTGCAACTAATGCAGATGCTGAATTTAATTTAGGATTTGTTCTACAAGAAGTAGAAGAGTCTGAAGATTTTCAATCTATTACTTACATAGATACAACCGGTACTATTGCAGGATTAACTTATAATCCATTCTTAGGTAGAATTACTACAGATAGGGCATTAATTGCAGCCGACGATACATCAACTGGTACCAGCTCTGGTGCGTTGATCGTTCAGGGTGGTGCAGGAATTGCTAGAGATGTTTACATTGGTGGTAACTTAACAGTTACTAATGTGTTTCCGCAAGCAGATAACACAGGTACAATTGGTTCAACTGATACGCAATGGGCAGAAGCCTACATTCAGGATATCTTTACTCGAGTAATTGCATCTACTACAGGCACTGTACAAATTAATCCGGCTGCTGGTGTAACAGAAATTATTGGCGATATTAGAGTTAGAGGACAAAACCCAGTTGGCACCGCACCAGTTGTTACAAACACATTGTATGTAACAATGGACGGCAACGACACTAACGATGGTAGGGCAATGGACCCAAGTCGTGCATGTAGAACAATTACTGGAGCAGTAAACAGTCCTTACTTCCAGCCAGGTACACAAATCTTAGTTAGTGCGGGATTCTACTTAGAAGACAATCCTGTTAGAATGAAACCCTATACCTCTATCAGAGGTAGTGATATTCGTACAACTTTTATCGAACCTATCAATAAGACTCAAGACTTATTCCATGTCGATAGTGGATGTTATATAAACTATTGCACATTCTTAAACGGAAGAAGCGGATTATTACAAGGCCCTTACGAAGATCAGTATAATCGTGGAGCATATGCAACAGCATTCCCTCCACAAGAGGGCGATAATCGTATTGACATATATCACTCTCCTTATATTCAAAACTGTACTAATCAATCTGGACCGTGGTTAGGTGATGGTACAATGTTTGTACCAAACCAAACTGTTCAAGTGCCAGCTAGTGTCGGTATTGGATCATGGTTAGCTAATACATCGAGTATTATTGTAGATATTTCTCAAGGAGTTGTTGAGCGAGGAATGTATGTTAATGCAGGACAACAAAATCCTGGATTCTTTGATGCTAGGACATTGATACTAGCTAATAAACCCTTTATTCAAGAGCAAGTTATTGCTTATGTTGATAAAACATTTAACACAGGAACATTTATATATGATCAAGTTAAGTGTGCTCGAGATACAGGATTAATTGTAGATTCTGTTGCACAAGATATGTTGGCCAACAGTATCAGTGAAAGTATTTTTGCCGGTTTACAATATTGGAGACAAACTGAATACGTTGATGCAATCAACAGTCAGATAACTGCTACTATTGCAACAATTCAATTTGTTCGTAATTTAGCTGCTAGTACAGCAACTTCTGCGGCAGGTGTAACTGAAGGTGCAGTTGTTACTAGTAGATTCAACGATATATTGCAAATTTTAAATACTTCTACTGCTACTTTAGTAACTGGCCAATTTTCAGAGTGGGTAACTGATAGAATTATTTCTAATAGTACTGCTACTACTGATCCAGGGTTTAATGCTGCATTTGATGCAATACTAGCAGCTAAAGATTCAATTACAGAACAAGCAATTGACAATTTAAATTCTACACTGATTAATTTTACATATGATTCTGCTAAGTGTGCTCGAGACACTGGGTTAATTGTTGATTCTGTTGCACAAGATATTTTATTCAATGGCACAAGTCAAAGTACTTTTGCTGGTTTACAATACTGGAATCAAAGCGGATACGTTTCGGGTATTGGTAGCCAACTAACTACTACAACAAATGCAATCGAGTATGTTAAAGAACTAGCTGCAAAAGTTGTGCTTGGAGATACTAGTGGTACTCGTTATCAAACTGGTATTGCACAGAATACATCATTGTCTACTGCAACTTCAGTAGAAGCAGCATTACTTAATACTGACTTTGATGTGATACTAAACATTTTAGATGTAGGTACAGTAGGAGTATCTGATGATATTGTACCAAACGGATTAGTCCCAAGTACAGACCCGAATATACTTAAAGCATACAATTTATTGTTAGCAAATAAAACATATATTCAAACAGAAGTTATTGCATTTGTTGAAGCTACTAAGACAGTTGGCTTTGAATACGACCAGGCTAAGTGTTTTAGAGACACCGGATATATGTTAGACAGCGTTACTTTTGATATGCTGTATGGCGGAAATAAACAAGCTGTTCAAAGCGGTGTTTACTATTACGGATTTGATTCTGGATCTAGTGCAATTGAAGGACAAAGTCCTCAGACTATTGCAGCATATGAGTATATCAAACGATTAGCTCCTAACATTATTCGTGGTATTGCAATTAATACGGCTACCCTGTATCAATCTACTGAACAGCAAGTATTAGGTTCAAGCGGAACTCCTATTGAAGCAAACGAAGCTATTGAAAGATTAGATATCATTGTTGATATTATTAACAATGGTCCCGGTGTTGCTGAAGAACCGTCTCCAATTAGTTTAGATAGAAGCGCAAGTGTATATGTTCGTAATGCCGCCAATTTGTTAAATCAAAATAGAGACTTTATCAAAGCTGAAGTAGTTGCCTATGTTAATACATTAAAGACATTAGTCTATGATGAAACTAAGTGCAGAAGAGATATTGGATACATGTTAGACAGTGTAGCTTATGATTTACTACACGGCGGAAACAAACAGAGTATTAAATCTGGTGTATACTATTTTGGCTACACTGGTGACACTACTGAAATTCCTAATGAAATTCCACAGACTACTGCGGCATACAATTTCATTAAGTCTTTACTGCCTAGCATTATCAAAGCTGAGCCAGTTATATCAAAGTACAGCACAGAAATTCAAGATATAACTACATATCTTCCTGCTACTGATAACGAAGTGCAAATTCTAGGAGAAAAAATTGATGTTATTACTAACATTATACGAAACGGTCCGGGCGCTGTTGCTGCTAGAATTCCTATCAACACTGAATTAAATCAGTCTTCAAACATTTACAATGCTTACAAACAATTAGAAGCAAATAGAGAGTTTATCAAAGCTGAAGTTATTG